CCTGAATGGTCAGCATACCGGGGCCGTTGTTCAGACCGCGACGTTCCTCACCAGTGAAGCCGAACGGAACGTTCCGCGACTTCGTGATCGACATGGTGTCCGACCCGACGTTCATATCGGTCGGTTCCGGGATCGCCATTGCCGGAGTGGTATCACCGGCCGGAAGAACGGGAACCTTGGGCCAGCGGATCAGTTCGCCAACAGCGGCGCGTTCGTCGTTGCTGTCGCGATCGGCGGCCGGGATGAAACCGACCAGTTCACGGGACACGACGTCGACGGCGGCGAAAAGATCGGGAACGAGATTGGCGAGCGTATTGGCATAAGGCGCCACGCGACCAACGGAAATAACAAGCGGCAGCGACGCCACCATCAGAGCGAACTTGCGCATGGGAAACCCCCGGTTGAAGATTGGTTTGACGTTTGGGCCATCCGACCCGAGCGCCGCCGATCATCCGACCAGTGCGGCATGTAATAACATCACGCTTATCAGCAGTTCGCGGTTTTGTGTCAAGCGCCATTGCGACTATTTTACGCTAGGATTGTCTTAGTTTATTGACCATTCCCGCGACGCGAATTAGTTTCGTCGGATTATGAAATGGTTATTCATCGTTACAATCATCGTATTCGTTGCGTTTGTCGATTTGCCCGGTTATCTTAAACTGGTTGCCGCGATAATCGCCGCGATCGTTTGGCTAGGGGTTCTGATATGAAAGTCGGGTTGTTCGCTTACAGTCACCAGTTCGGAAAGGTCGTTATCGCGACGTCCGGACCGAAGGCGCTTGCCGATCTGAACCGGATCATCACCGAAGGCGATTACAACCGAGACGGTTTGACGATCGGTCAACGTTTCGACAATTCCGACATTTGGACGCCTGAACGTCTCGCAACCGCGAACCAAACTTTTTTGCTGAATTCGATGATTGGCGTATTGACTTAGTCGGCTTGGTCGGGCATTCTCTTGTCATCAGAACAGGAGATATCCAAATGCGCTTCACCTTCACCGCCACCATGAACCCCGGTTACGACGTCGAATGTCTCGCCGTCAACTTCACCGCGCCGACTTGGAAAGCCGCGCATGAATGGGCGAACGTGTTCATGGGTCAGATCGGATACCGCCACGGCAAGGAACTGGCGACTTGGGAAATCAAGCTTGCCCGCAAGATCACGCCTGAAGTCAAGGGGAACTGAAATGAGAACACCAGTCACCGCCGCACAACTCGCCATGTTGACCGATCGGCAGAATGAGATTTTCGCCGAAGTCAAGAAGATCAGCCCGACGTTGGCGGATTGGATCGTTGAACAATTCGTCGCGGGTCGAACCGTTAGAGAGGTTTGGGCGAAGCTATCGAGCGCACGCCATATCACCACGCCGATCGACGACAAACTAACGCCGAAGAAAAACAAGGCGCTTAGGAACAATGGCGCCCGAACCCGACTGACCCGAGGCGACGCAATCATTCACCAGAACGGCAAGAAGTTCTCGTTCGCATATTGCCCGGACGATCCGGCGACGATTGCGACACAAGAACTTGGCGAAATGCCGCGTATCTGGTCGATCGAAGCGTTCCCGTCCGTCACAATCGTTACCGAGTGAAAGGAAAACCCGCGACGCTGGCCCAAAGCGTCGCGGGTTCCATCTGATCGCCGTCGAAAGGCATTCCCGGCGACCGATCTGGTTAGTCAGCGAGTTCGGCTTTGCCGGAGCGCATTTCACCCGCGAACGCCGCGCGTTCATTGGCCGGAAGCGCGTCGAATTGCTGGCGGTTCAGAACGCGCTTGCCGCCCGGACCGTTGCCACCGCCGCCGCCATTGCCCGAACCCTGATTGTTCGCGCCCTTCAAAATCTTGTCTTTCTGGCCGTATTCGTCGACCATGATCGCGACGGCTTCATCGAACGTGGCGATTTCGCCCGCACGGGTCTTGGAATAGACTTCACCGGAACCGTCCGCCTTCATCGCGGTCACCTTGCCGGTTTCCGGATCGACCTTGAACCGATTGCCGAAAAACGTCTGCGCCATGTCGGGCGGAACGATCAGATTGTCGGTCACCCACTTCGAACCCGTGAAAGCCTGTGTCAGCAGCATATTGGACAAGCGATCGTTGACCGTCTTGACCTTAGTTTCAGCTTCGCCGATCTTGCCTTCGAACGACTTGGTAATTTCCTGCCGAACTTCGTCGACCTTACCGGCCGCGATCAAGTCGCCCTGTTTGATCTTGCCGACCGTGTCGAGCGCTTCCCGAGCTTTCGACGGGTCGAGCCCTTCGAAGTCTTTCAACTTCTTTTCCGCCGCTTCAGCGCGTTCGCGATTGGTCTTGGCTTCACCGTTGAGCCGAGCAATCGTGTCACCCGCGACGGTCTGTTCGGAGCCGTCCACGGTCACCCAAATCGGATTGCCGTTGCCGTCGATCGCAACCGACTTGCCGTCGTCGGTCAACTTCCAACCGGCCTTGCCGGGATCGAAATACGCCACCCGAGACGCGATTGCCGACAACGTCAGCAGGGAATGAAATTTACGCATAGAAGTGCCTTTCTGGTGCATCCACACCGAGCGCCAGTGATCATCCGATCACTTGGCAGGGATTGCCGGGGGTTTCGGGTTTCCACCCGGACCGTTCGGCGGTTGACCCGGTATCGGTTTGACACCGGGAATTGTTCGGCCGGTAACCGGATCGATCATCGTTCCGTCATCGGTCGGGCCTTCATCAAGCAAGGCGGTTTCTTCAGCGTCCGCGTCGAAATCACCCGACAAGACGTCGCGACGCTGCATTTCTTTCCAATACGTCCGCTGCGAAAGATCGCCCGCGTCGCGCATACCCTTCAGCGCGGTCAACGCTTCACCGCCTTCGCCCTCAATGTCGAAATCAGTGAACACATGGGAGCGGATACGATCGGCGATTTCGTCGGCGATACCGTACCAAAGCGCCGTGATATACAACGCCGTATCCAACGCGTTTTCTTCGGCGCCCGCCCACATTTGAACCGCACTGTTGCCCTTCTTGGCGGCAACCATCGTCGTTACGACGGTCAAATTACCGGATTGAGCGGTAAGAGGGTTGCGACCAAGTTCGCGCAACTGATTGATCGTCTTGTCGACGTCGGATTGAAGGAACGTCATGGTTTGGGCGCCGGGTTCCAGCATTGACCATGAACCCGACGTACCTTGACCGTCCGGAGGCGCATACAGCACGGCCATCGGAGCGACCCGCATCGCCTTCGGCTTGCCGTCTGCCGTCATGGCTGGCTTGACACCGTTACCGGCCAGCATGGGAAACGCGGCGAGCGTCTTGATATGCTTCAGCGCGCTTTCCTGCCAATAAAGTTCTAGCTGAAGATCAGCAGCGTCGCGCATTGGCGGAAAGAAGAAATACGACCGACCGCGACGCCGACCAATGGCGAACGGAACCATCGGGATCAGCCCAATCGAGAAAATCCCTTCGTCGATCTTGTCCCATTTGGTAATGTTGACCGATCTTGACTTGGTCGGTCGGTCTTGCTTCCACAATTCCCACCGGGCGCCGGTCTGGTCGCGGTAAAGAATGCGAACGAAGTTGTCGGAACCAACCGGTTCCAAAATCCGCATATAGGTAAGCACTTCGGACCCGGCGACAACTGCCGAACGAGCTTCCAACACGTTCCGACCTAGAACCATCGTCCAGAATGGCCGAACGCCAAGTTCCCGTTCTTCAGCGACCGATCGAACGCGACCCGGCGCCGGAGAGTTCGGATAATCGACGAATATCCACGAAACCGCGTCGTTGATCCCCTGAAAGAACAATGACGCCGCGAATTCGGTAATCGACGAATAAGCCCCGTCGACGTTCTCAACGAATTCTTTGATCTGGTCGGGCAAAGGTTCATCTTCACCGCCCGCCGACTTGTCATCTTCCGAACCGGCTTTTTCTTTGGTCGCCATGTCGACCGTTGTCGCCGTTTCGAACGGACGAACCGCCAAGCCTTCAACAATATCCCGATAAATATTGGTGAATTTCGACATTTTGAGACGCCAATCATAATCGGTCGTCGTCTCATCGGGAAACATTGGCAGATACTTTTTGCCAGCGAGCCGCATGGCTTCGGCGCCTTGGCAGATCGTTTCGACCTGATCCCAATAACCGAGCATGGCGGCGTTATCCACCGACCGCGCGTCAAGGTTCTCCGCCTGTCCCCTTGCGTTCACCACTGGCGACGCCGGGATCGCGGCCATAACGCTAGGCGACAAGGAAATTCGGCGAGCGTTGTTAAGTGCCATAAGAGCCCATCACTGCGATTGCGAAGTCGGTCGGTATTGGGAAATACGCCATAACCGCCGCGTCCGCAAGGTTCGGCGACTTAGTTCCGTCAGGTTGTTTGTTGACAATCATTTTCAGGGTTGACGCCGACGATCCGCGCGTCACCTGAGACAATTCGTCAACCAACTGAGACAACAATGGCAACTTTCCATCGATAACGATCAGTTGGTCGACCGGATATTTAATGGTCGGGTCGTTGATCATCTGAAACACTTTCCAGAACCGCAACCGTATTGACCACCAAGCTTGTGCCTTCAGGTTGCCGAAGAAATCGCCATTCATCGGACTGGTTTCGTCATCTTCGATTACGTGATAACGCGGGTTCAGAACTTTCGCACCGGCATTCCACGGGTTGAAGATCGGCAACCGATTAATCTTCGCCGTCTTTTCAGCGTCACTCAATGAAGTGTCAGCGCGGATCACTTCTAGAATTCGATTGTATTCCGACTTAACCGACACGCCGACGCCGATACAGTCGTATTCCAGCTTGACCAGTTCGTTTAGTTCTTCCAACTCCGAAAGAACCATTCGTGTCGAGACACCCGGATCGCGAGCGCCCCATTCCGAAATCTTCTGAAGCCGGATCGACTTCCGAACCGCCAAAGCGTTCCGGTCAATACCACCGTCAGCGACGTCTAGACCCGCCGCCAAGCCGCCCGACATGTCGTCAGCGGATAGCTTCAACTTGACGTCCGCATCAACTGCCGCCCAAATCCATTCGGCCGGGATCATGGTGTTTTGGACCGACGCGGCGTAATTGCGGTCTACTTCTTGAGCGAATACGTGTTCCAGCCCTTCGCGAGTGTATCGAGCCTTGCGCTGATCGTACCATTCCTGAGTTTTGCCCGGATGATCCCGCCAATCCATAATGAACTTGCGTGTCTGACCCTTTTCGATCGTGGCGCCGGGCGTCCATACCGTTGCCGAGCGAGCGCGCCGTTCGAATGGATTGCCGAGCCCATTGACCGAACTAATATCGATCTGAACGTTCGTGTTATCGCCCAACGCCGCTTCGATCTTTTCCGGGCGTTCGTAATGGGCGCTTTCATCCTTGAAATAAACCGACTTACGACCACCGCGACCGATGTTGTCGCCGCTTTCCCCGGCGATCGTTGCACCCGTGGCAGGGTTCAGCAGGCGCATAAACGGCATCGCGTCGCGCGCTTCAGGGTTGAACCCTTCCGGCAAGAAAACGTCCGGTACGCGGCGAATTAGCGATCTGATCTTTTCAAAGATACTGTCGAGAATACCAGCCTGATCAACCAAATCTTCTTTTCGCGATCCCCAGCCGATAGCGAAGTCAGGAACGAACAACCATGACGCAACCGACCAACCCGAGGCGATCCACGTCGCGCCCATGTCGCGGCATTTTTCGATAATGCCGTTTTCTTGGTCGCGAACCAATTCGTCCAGATAATGAACAAGCTGATACTGACGTTCGAACATGATAAACGGCATCCACTTTAACCCGCTTGGTCGACGCGGGTCGTAAGTGTCCATCCAATGCATAATGAATTCGGCTTTGTGAGTGGCGTAATACTTCTTTGCGCCACGCAACAACCCCGGATCGGACCGAAGTTCTTTCAACGTCTTGACCCGCCAAGCGAACACCGCCTTGTAATCCGGTCCGCCTTGTTCGCGCCACTGATCGACCGTCAAGAAGTCAGGTCGCCACGCTTTCACCGATGGAACGGGCGGATTGTCCAGATAGTCGATCAAGTCGGGTTGCATTACAGCACATAGTTCCAATTGGCCGCGCGAAGTTCAAACGACGGCACGGGTCGAACGATCATCGCAACGGCGCCGTGTTCGTTGATCCCGACGTTATGAGCCGCGACCCGGTAAAACCAAAGCCCCGGCAATCCGTCCATTCGACCATAAACGATCATTCGTTATTCACCCTGCAAAAATCTGGCGTAATGGTCCGCCGCTTCGTCGTCCGTCATGTCGGTCGTAATGTTCGACGTGCGAGCCGTGCCATTGATCGTCTTGACCATGCCGCGAAACTCGACTTGTTCCGGGGCGAACAACCCTAGATGCTTCATCGCCTTATCCAGCGCGCCGAGTTTGTCATGCAGCTTGAACTTGGTCTTTGTCGTCGTGTTTCCGTCTTTGTCGACGGTTGTTTCGACGGTCAATTCGCCAACCGCCGCCATCTGGTCGCGGTCAACACTATCTTCAGTGAAATCAAACTTAATTTCGCCAGTCGATCGATCGATGTAATCGTCGATATTCGAATAAGCGATCTTGGCGAGTTCTTCCAACACACGATCGATCGTCAACGACCACTTTTCGCCGTGCGACTTCATCCGTTCGGCGATCGCCGCTTGCACCAGCGGACGCCGCACCAAGTCCCATGCACGCACTTTCAGCGCGGTCTTGGACCGTTCGTCGGTCGACGCGTTGAGTTCCCCGTAAACGGCGCGGATCGCCGTCATTGGGCTGTCATTGACCAAATACGCGTCAACGAATTGGCGTTCAAACGGCTTGAGTTGGTCGTATGCCGTCCGCAATTCTTGCTTGGGCGCCAGAACTTCAATCAATTCTTCGTTCATGTATTTATCCGGCCAACCGTCGCTATACTGTTTGAACGCCTTCGCCATGTCGATTAGTCGCTTGACGACGTTTCGCCGTCACGGGTCGCACGTTCGATCGCCTGATCGATTTCGCGCCCGGTATTCGGAACGGCTTCGATCGGTTCACCGTCGCGCAAGACGACGTAACGATTGCCGAACGGATCGCGGATGATCACCCGGTCGGCGTTCCCGAGCAACATACGACCGACACCGTCGATCTTGAGCGAAACATTCCGACCGTCGTCGATATCGATTTCGACGGCGTTGACGTCGGCGATCGAAATAACCGCGTTTTCGGCTTCAGCGTATCCAGCCGAACGCCCGGCTTCGATCATGTTGGCGCACCATCCGAACAAATCGCCGCCCGGCGAAGCATCAAGCGCGTCGTTGCCGAGCGAACCGAGCCGTTCAGCGAGCGCAACCGCCCATTTCGCCGCATCGGTCCCCAAGTCTGCTAACAGGTTGGTCGTCATTTTCAGTTCCCTTTCGTTTTGGTTGGAACGCCTAGAATTTCGTTCACATGGAACAAATACAACAGTTCACATACGGTCGGCAAGCGATGCTTTTTTGCGTTCATTGCAACGACGATGACAAGCGATCCAATTGCCCATTCCGTCGAACCCACCGAGCGCCATCGGCCAAACATGATCAATCGATGAAGCGACATAATCGAGCGAAACCGAACAATATGGGCAATGGCCGTTTTGGACCCGGATCAGCGTTCGCCGAGCCGATTGAGTGACCAACGAACGAACCACCGCCTTCGATTTGGTCGATTTAATCATCCGTTGATAAACCATAATCCCAACTCGCTCAAAAACCGTTGATCTTTTTTTGTCACGTTACAACATAACACCACTTCACCAATAGCACCAAGATAGCACCAATTGGTGAAGCCCGAGACGCCCGGAAACCCTAGCGTTTTGGACCCTACTTCACCAACTTCATCAACTTTCTTAATTAGAGAGAGAGAGATAATATATAATAGGTATTGTATGTTTATAACGCTATAGGGTATAGGGAATGTTGGTGCTATGCTGCAAAACACGCCGAGACGCCCGCGTTTCCTAGGGTATTTGGCTTCACTAATATATGAAGTGGATTGATGAAGTTGATGAAGTTGAGCGTTCGACCTGTCGGAACTTTTTGTGTTTACCAACATCTGGTGTGGGGAAAGCCGATTTACGTCGGTTCGGGAACCATTCAACGGGCTTTTGCGATGGATCGACGCAATCAGCCTTGGACCGAGTTCGTTCGATCGGCGACCGACACAAACCCCGGTTTTGAAATCGAGGTTGAGATTATTGCACTCTACACCGATCGGCAAAAAGCGTTCGACCATGAAAAACGACTGATCAACGAACTTAAACCGACGTATAACATCGTCGGAATAACCGCTGATATATACCTTGGACCAACGCCGAACCAAGGCAAGAAAACCACCGTTCATTGTGTTGAAACCGGTTTGAACTTTAAGAGCGTGACGGAAGCCGCGAAATGGGTCGGAGTGACCGGAACCCAAATGTCCTATCATCTGAATATGCGACCGGGTTATCGCAAGGTCAAAGGGTTCACGTTCAAGCGAGGGCTGTTCGAAATGTCTCATCGTTTGACACCGGGCAAATACCCCTGATCGATCGGATAATCGCTAACTTTTGCGGTTTTTCGCAACGAATAAAGATTTGGCTGTTTGAAACTTTCTTCCGGAAAAATTGACGAAGCCCGATCGATAAAGTGATAACCCATGTTGACGAACGCTTTCGCGAGCGCATGGGGCGACGTTCTCACGTTATCCGCCTTCAAAACTTCAGCCAATCGGACCGAGCTAAGCCACCCGTTACGGAACCCGGCGACGTTCTCGCTGACCGCTTGTGCTATGGCTTGTTCCACCCTGCCCCGCGACTGAACGATCGCCTCATTCGTCGAACTGGTCAGCGGCGCCCTATGCGCCAAGCCGAGCGGGTCAAACTCCGCTTCGATCGGCGTCGTCATCAGGTAATCCGTCACGATCGCCGCGCCTTCAGCCCGCATCCAACCGAACAACCTTGGGAAATAGTCGCCATCCATCCCGCGCATCCGCAAATCTTCAACCGACTGGATCGCCGAATAAAAGATCGCATAACGACGCGAGTTGTTCGCCACCGGGATCGCGTCTTTCCAGTTGGAAAAGAACAACCAATTGGCGACGTTATCGCCCATAACCTGATCAGCGCCCTTACCCTGAATTTCGATCCGATCTTCAGTGATCATCGGTTTCAGCTTTTCGATCATGTCGAGCTTTTCGGCGACGTCGGATTTCGTCGCAGATGATCATAATTTTTTCACTCATCCAGCCAGTGAACTTTCCGCCGCTATCGTATCAATTCCGACGCGTTGGGTTCATGCACGTAAGCCGACCCGAGCGCATTGTGCATCAGAAGTTTGATCAAACCTTTGCCCGCGCCTTCTTCGGATTGGATCAGCGGCGCCCAAAACATTTTCCGACCCGGACGCTGAATTGTATGTCTCAACGCCGACAAATAGATCGCTTGATCACGTTCATCGGGAAGGATCGCACCGAGCCAAGCTAGGAACGGTTTCGGATCGCCTTTGACCCGTCGAATAATCGGCGGTTTGTAGGTGTTAATTCCGACCCGTCCGAAATCGTCCGTTACAATGGTCTGGTGCGGCAACCACGGCGTGAACCGAGTGTGATCCACCTTGGCAATGTTGAACACTTGACCGCGCGTCGCGGCTTTCCAAGGTTCGTCGGTCGTCTTTTGGCCTTCAGCGTCAAGAATGAATTGTTTCCCGCCGTACATGGCATTGAACTTCGTGCTATCCTGATAGCGACCGGTCGGCGTCAAAATCTTACCCGTCGCCGTGATCAAGAAACACCCTTCGAAATACTTGACCTGTTCATCGGGCGTAAGGAACGCCGACGTCGTGTAATCGACCTTGGGTTTCGGCGTGTCGCTTGACGGCGCCGGGGCTGGTGGCGTTGGTTGACCATCCGGCGTTGGCACTGGCGCCACCGGCTGGTTATCGACCACTGGCACACCCTTGGCGGGTTCGGAGAACATGCGTTCGACCTTGACACCCGAGACGCGTTCCAGATACGGCCAACCCCCGGTTTTCGTGTCGCGGATCGAACGCCAAAGCTTGTCGTTTTCCGCCAGATCGTTTGCCGGGTATTGAGCGCACCATGCATCCCATGCGACACGGGACGCGGCTTCGTCGCCGAAGTATGACGCCGTCTTGAACGCCGCCGTGATCTTCAACCAATCGTCACGACCAAGCGTACCCGGATTGACCTTGCCGAGCGCATAGGTTGCCCATTCGAACGACGGCGCCTTGGTCTTGGGATCGCCTAGATCGTGCCGTTCTGTCGAACCGCCACCGGACCCGTCGACGTTCTGCAACTGCCATTCAAGCTGTTCAACCGCATAGGTCACTCCGGACCCGGCGAACATTGTCACCATAACCGGCGCGGCCGGGTCTTTCATGTGAACCGATCCGGGAACGCGCATCACGCGCGGCAGATCGATAATTTTCTTGTCGCTTGACCAAACCGTCACAAGCTTGCGTTGCAGCGTTTCGAACCGAGCCGGGTCGGCCGCATAAGGGTTGACCACCCAATAAGCATGGAACTTGCCGGGAACCGCGCTGGCGACCGTGAACGTCGGCGGCAACTCCCAACCATTGACCGCGTGATACTGCGACCAACCCGGATCGGCGTTGTCGTAATCGATGAAATGCGCCCGGACCGATTGCACGTTCGCAGCGTCGCGACCCTTGCCGTCAAGCTGATTGATAACGACGAATATTCCGTAACCAGCCGTGTTCAAACGGTCTAGTTCAGCCGCCGCTTGGTCGATCGTACCGCGCAACGGATAACCGTCCGCGCCCTTCTGAACGTCATGCAGCGCGCGCCAATCCATAACCGAATTCGGATCACCGGTCAGCGCCGCGACGAACGCCTTGATTGCTTCAATGTTCAGCATGGTCAAACCGCCTCAAGATCGAAGCTGTTGACCTTTGCCCATTCATCGACTTCAGTCGTTGTCCAGAACTTGCCCTTGCGCCCCAAACGCCCGGTTCCCTTGGGGAAATCGCGTTCGGCAATCCAACGATGAATGGTTCGACGGTTCACGGCGAAACGGGCGGTCAAGTCCGCCATTCGCAAAGTCATTTCAGTCATGGAACACCCCTAGTCGAATGCAAGGCTTACCCGCTTCGCCCGTGATCGGTCAACGCTCCATGTCGCACAATGTCTCACTTTTCCACTTGCCCGCCTAAACCCCTCATGTTACCGATCTGTTCAAATCAATAGGGGAATGGGTCAATGCGCGAAGTGATATGTTCCGACCCGGCTTGCAATTGGCCGGGTCAACGCGTCGAACACGTATCGGAAGTTCTGAATACATGCCCGGTATGCCGAGCCGGAACACTGTTTTCCAAATTGCCGATCGGCGAACGTCCCAAGGCGAACCATCAGGACATCACCGCTTGGGGATCGGTCACGTATTGGCGCTTCGGCCATTCAGCCACCAGCGCCGACGAATGGACCGAAGCGAGCATAGTGGTGAACCCGAACAACGGCGTCGACGCGTTCCGAGTGAATAGTCGCACCAGTCTTGACAATTACAAATGGGTTCTTGATCGGGCTTTCGAAGCCGGTCGCGCTGCCAAGACTGCCGAAATCCGCAACGTGTTGGAAATAACAAAATGAACACCACACTCATTACCACCGCCGCGACATGCGGCGTCGTTTCGATGTTGGCGTCTTGGGCGCTGACCTTGGTCAGCACAACCGAAGCTTTTGAACCGGAACGAACCCCGCGTCAACGTTTCATCGGAATGGCGTCATTCATCCTTTCGTGGTTTTTCGCCGTGTTCGGGTCGTTCTCATTCGTTTGGCTTGGCACATTGCTGTGATCACCCTGATCGGATTGGCGACGCTATTCGCCGCAGTGTGGAACGCGTACCAAGCGCACGTTTCGCACAAGCTGAACGATCATGGTCGGGCGGTTTACCGCCTGCTATTCGCGATCTTCTGGCTGATCGCTTGGTCGGTCACAACCTTTGTGAGTTACGCTGAATGACGCACCGATTTCGCATTCTGATCAGCCAAGGCGCCCTGATCGCACTGTTCAAAATCTATGGCGATTTCAAATGATCTTAGGTCTGTCGTTCTCCCAATGGGCGCGGTTGTCGAAATGGTCAAGGTCGATCGGGTATTGGCCGCGATACGTCACAATCTTTGAAACGCTGGCGCTGATCAAGCTTCGTTGGGAACGTGAGGGTCAACCCGCGTTACCTGAAGTCGAGAACACCGACCCGATTGATCGCAGTTGGTCGTTCAATAGTGTCAGCTATATTACTGGCATGATCGGAGTGTCGAACAAATGATCCAATGCAAAGACATTTCCGACATGATCGTCGTCGAACGCATTTGGCAGATCAACCGGATCGCACGACGTTGGGCGACATGGTTCACCAGTTATCCGAATTCAGTGTTCGCACCGGACGAATACCCTGATAATCTGATGCTTGCCAAAATGCGCCAACTCATGCGGAAAGAGTTGGTCGACGGTTGCCTGTGTGGTTGTCGCGGCGATTATGTCGTCACCCGGAAGGGTTGCGAACTGATCGGTCGCCCGTGGCACGGGCTGGATATTTACTAATGACCAAACCGCTTCGCGTGCTGAACCGTCATTCGATGTTGGACGCCGACCGGCCGAACGCCATGTATGTCGGTCGCGGGTCACCGTGGGGAAACCCGTTCAAGATCGGCGAACACGGGAACCGAGTTCAGTGCATTCAACTGTTCGAAATCGAAATACTGCCGACCCTTGACCTGACCGCGTTGCGAGGCAAAGACCTGATTTGCTATTGCGCTCCGCTCATGTGTCACGCTGACGTGCTGTTGCGCGAGGCGAACAAATGACCGTCACGATCCGCCGCAACCGCGACAACCGGTATTTGACCAAGTCGCACGGCGACGGGCGGATCGTGCAATTCACTCGCAAACCCGGCGAATTCAAAAGCCGACTTGAGGCAATCACCATCATTCGCGTCGAACTTGGCGACGATCTGGCAAACTACACAATCGAGGAACTGACCAAATGACCACCCGTTTTTTTCTGAACTTCCGCAAGGTCGAC